TTTGCCATTATTTTTTCTTAACTCCCTTAATTTTTTTCTTATTTAGTGATGCATAAAATACTTGCTCACCACGTTTTGTGCCATATTGTTTTTTCATAGATTTCATTATTTTTTTACCTTTTTTATTTAACGGCATTATCTACGTCCATCTGGTTGTACATCTAATCTAAAAGTTCCTAATTTCCAACTTTGACTAGCTCCTGTATTTTCTATTTTTAATGAAATAGCTCTAGCTCTAGCTCTTGTATCTACTTTAGTAGTGGCTGACGTAATATCAAATGGCCCAAGAGATGAACTAGCTTGTGAACTATTTGGATAATTTTTTAATTGTAAAGTAACTCTAGTAGCTCCTGTTTGAGATAAAAAATCTGGTACAAATCTTCTTATTCTCATTAAAAATTCACCATCTCCCCTAAATGTTGCAACACCTGTAGCTTGTCCTGTGCCAGATGCTCTTGCTTGTGTAATATCATAATCTCCAGAAGAAATATTAGATGTTATCGCTGTTATAGTTCCATTTTTGTTTTGATCAGTTCCTGTTTCGTGTTCATAATATGTTGTTCGTCCTTCAGTGTTGCCTATTACATCAAACGATGTATCTGTTTCTGCATCATATTCTAAAGCATGTGGTAAACCAAATACAGCAGAATCTCTCCACATTGTTCTTGCTAGTGTGCCTACTGTCCAAACAGGTCTTTGTGCTGATGAGTCAAAGTAATTATATGCAACCATTTTATTTACAACTGATGATGTTGATGATGGATAAAACCACATTACTTCACCAAATAAATTATTTAATCCTGCGGATACCATCTGATTACCAGACGCTAGATTTATATCATCGTAAACATGATCTTCTACTAAACAAGGTAATGATTCTAACTTACCAGCATATCTAAAAAAACCATTTTCTGACATCCAGTATGCAGCACCATCAACTTCTACACATGCATTCTGTCCAACGAGTCCACAGTTAGTTCCAACTTGTGCAAACGCAAAGGTAAATGGTTGACCTACAAAACGTTGTGTAAATAATGCTGTATCAGTCCAAACATAAATTGCATCTCTACCTCTGATAGCTCCTCTGATCTGTGATCCGTCGGCCAATCTTTGTGTGCCAGCTGTATTGGTTGCTGTAGGTATGTAAGTATTAATATCTTCTTGATCCGAGAATCTTATAAACATATCATCTTGTGTAGATGTGTCTCCAATAGTTGTTTCAGTTCCATAAAATACCAAGTGACGATCTGGTGTAGATACAACCATGTGACGTGATGCAGTTGGTGCACCAGATATGATTGTAGCTCTTGTTGATGTTGCATTTGATAAAGATGAGTCCCAAGAAAAAACAGGACCATCGTGTATTAGACAGATAGCTTTATCACCAAAATTATCTATAGACCACATACCAGGTTCTAATACTAAATCTCCAGATGCTGCTTCGCCCCATGCAACATAATTAGTTGAATTTGTGACTGTAGCACCATCAGAATGTCCTGCTCGTGTGCTTCCTCTAACTGCTCTTGTAATACCTGTTAAATCATTTCCAGAAACACCTGTATAAGATATTTCTTCTGTTCCTACCTGAATAAAATTTGTCCCTGAATCAGGAAAGTTTGTTGTGCTTGTTAGTGTGATAGAAGTTCCTGACCCACCTGTTCCTGCAGTATCATCTAATAATGCACCGTTTAATGTCGTTGTAATAGCAGAGGTATCTTCTCCACTCCATGATCCTAAACCCCATCCAAAACCTTTTGCTTGTACAGCAGGTCCAACAGTATAATATTTCTGTATTGTTATTCCTCCAGAAGTAGTTGCTCCTGAACCAGATTCATTGGACGTCATAGTTATTGTTGCTGTAACATTGGTTGGTGTGCTTGAAACCATAAATTTTTTATTATCAAAATCTGATGCACTGTAATTTGAATTTGTAATTGTTGAAAAACTACTCATTAAAAGTATATCACCAGGAACTAAATTATGGGCTGATGAATATGTTATTGTGACAGTAGGTGATCCATTAGTTGTGCTAAAAGCACTTGTAAGAGTAGTCGTAGATTGTATAGGATGTATGTCATAAAATACACCACCAGAAAAAGCATATAGTATTCTATTAGTTCCTATAATAGCATATTTTCTAGATAAACTATTTACAAAATGATGTAGACCTCTGCCAGCCCCTGTAAGTTCATTTTCGTTTTCTGTTCCTAATTGATTCCAACCACCTATTTTTTCAGGAATACCATAACGAAATCTAACATTATCACAATCTGTCCACTGACCTTCGGCCGTAGTTTCAGATATTTGTTTATTTATACCAGGTTGAAATCCAATTTTTTGAAGCATAGCTTATTAATTATATAGGATTTTTGTTGTTTTACTACCTAAAATTTTTACCTGTGATCCAGCCAACAAGAGAGTTTCTCTCTCCTTTTGAGACTTTGGTCACTTCGTGTAAAGTATAACTAGGAAAACAAAACAAACTTCCTTTGGTTTTATCTAACACAGTTCCTTTTGAGCCATCGAATAAAACCAAGTTTCCTCCTTTGTAGTCTTTAGAATCAGATAGTTGCACACTAAAAGATAACTTTCTAATTACTTTGTTATATCTTTTATCAACATGTTTTTTGTATTTACCATGTGGTGCTTTATAATGTGTAAATTGCAAGTTATCACTAAATCCAGATATATCAAAATTAAACCATTTATTATTTACATCTAGAATACATTTACTTAATTTATTAAAAATCCAACCTGTGGTTTCTGTATTATATGATATCCATTTTACTTTACTATCTCTATAAGATTTTACTGTTTCTAATTCTTTTACAAGACCGTTTTCAAGTTTTTCTTTCATACACATATTTACAATTTCATCACATTCATTTTCTGTAAAAAGTTTATCAACGTTTACATAAAAAGGCACTGTGTCTTTTTCAAAAGAAATACTCATCTGTTTTCTTTTATTTTAAAATTATATGCAAAAGATATTTTAGTATCTTTAGATTTGTTTTGTTTTACTTGATGAAACATATTAGATTTAAATATTACAAGTAAACCTTCTTTTGGAGGAACTTCAAAAGTCTTCCAAGTGTAAGGGTTGTCTTGATTAAAAATATTTTTACCTACTGGTTCATGACTATTAAAAACTAAATTTCCAGAACCTTTAGGACTTTTTAAAAAATAAACTGCTGATATATCATCATGATCAGGTAAATGATTATGCATTTCTTGATAATCATATTGATTATAAAAATTAAACCAACTAGATGATACTGAAATATTACAATTTGTAAAACCAATAGCTCCTACATAATTATAAACTTCAGCAAAAATCCAAGAATGTAAGTTATCAAACTCTTTATCCATATGGATAGGATAAGTCCCTGATGTATTATAAACACCACTTGACCAATTTAAACCACCCATTCCGATATTTGATTTAATTTTTTTACAATGTTTAATTAAATGTTTTTCTTTATGGTGATTTTTGTTTTCTTCAAAACCAATCACTGTTGGAAATAATTCCCTCAAATTCATATATCTTTCTTATATTGTTTTAACCTTGCCACTCCTCCCAGGCTTGATTGTCTTCGTTCCATAAATATAATTTTCCATCATCTGGCATTGGTGTTGGTGCTTCCCAAATACAAGTATCTTCATTTAATGTCCAACTTGGAAAAGGTTGTTGTTCATAAAAAGCATCTCTTACAGAGTCATACTCCATACCTATACCAGCATAATTTTTTCTTTGACTTCCATCTTGAAAAGTTTCAACAAATGATCCTCCAAATGCCGGATAAGAATCTATAAAATCCTGTTCCGCCACTATGACGTTTGTTACTCTTCCACCTTCTACTTTTGCCCAATATCTAGCCATATTAATTTACCGAAAACGTTCCTGATGATGTAAACGTATGAAACGTAAAACCACCTGAACTTGTTATAGTTCCTCCTGATCCTTGAGTTCCCCCTGCATAACGAACTATTACTACCCCAGATCCTCCAGTTCTTCCATTTCCACCACCTTCTCCAGATCCTCCACCGCCTCCACCGAGACCGTTAGTACCATTTTGCATTCCACTATTTTGAAATTGTCCATTACCTCCGCCGCCAGTTCCACCTTGCGCACGTGTATTACCACCAGAACGAGAAGATCCACCTCCACCTCCAGCGTATGTTGTTCCATCTACCCAAGCAGTACCATCACCACCTGGTCCACCATTTTCACCACTATTATTTGAACCTGATTGGTTTGCTCCACCGCCGCCTCCGGCAGCTTCACCACCAGGGTTTGAACCCCCATTATTTCCTTCGGATGGAGAGAAACCTCCTTGGTTACCAGATCCTCCAGATCCACCACCTTGGCCTCCGCCTCCGCCAGATCCTCCAGCTCCTCCAGATCTACCAGAAAAACCTCCACCTTGGCCACCGCCAGTTGATGTAAAAGTTGTTCCTCCAACTACTATACTACTATCCCCACCTTTAGAACCATTAGAGTTTCCTCCACCGCCACCGCTACCTACAGTAACAGATCCTGAAGATCCTCTTTCAACTTCTGTGCTTGAAAATTGACGAAAGCCTCCGCCTCCACCCCCGCCACCTTGGCCTGGGTTTCCAGAAGCTCCACCTCCGCCACCACCAACTACAAGATAATCAATTACTAAAGGTCCTACAGCTCCTCCAGATCCAAATCCTAAAACTTGATATCCAAAGCTTTTACCTTTTTTATTTTTAATAGTTCTTGTGTTCTTACCGGCTGTAAGTTTAGGGTCTATTCTTTTCATACTCTATGCTCCTTATGCGTCGTTAGCAGCGTCAGTAGTAAAGAATAATTTAATGCCTAATAGTTTTGCATCTGCTGTTAAATCATCTGCTGACACATCTCTTGAAATTTGAAAAAATACTTCATCTCCTGCTGCAGGTGAACCTGCTATCGTTACAGCACCACTCTCTGCCGTGACATCTAAATCGTTCGCTGTTCCACTATGAGCTTTTGCTGTTGGTGCAACTTGTGTACCAAAAGCTGTATTACAAGAATCATTATCAGAAATAGCTACACCAGATAATCCCCATGAAACAGTTCCTGTATTTGTTGAGTCTGCTGTGAAAAATGCTTGAAAAGTTACTGTGCCTTCATTCCATGATTTAGGAAATGCTACAGCAAACTGTGCAAACTCATCTGAATCTTTGTCAAAATCTAAAGTTTTAATTTCTGGTCCGTTAGACAATTCTGTTTGTTCTATATCCGCACAACCATTTGTAGAGTTAGGGTACATAGCAACTGATGGAACCCAAATAGTTTCCTTACCTGCTACTTTTACTGCTGAACCACCAGCTTGAACAACACCATCTCCATTTGGAGCAATATTAATATTTCCATCTGCTCCATCAGTAATTGTAATTGATCCTGAACTAGTTCCACTGTTTGTATTTAAAACTAGGTCAGTTGCTCCACCTGTTGTTACTGTAAGTGTACCTGCTCCATTTGAAGTTAAAGTAGCTGCTGCACCACTGTCTCCAACTTTTACAGTGTCACCTGCAAGAACAACATCTCCAGTTCCTTTTGGAGTTATGTTAATATCTATATTTGAATCACCACCTGTAGATGAAAGAGTTGGTCCCGCACCTGTTGCAGCATTTGCAATTGTAAATTCATTTACTGCAGAACCTGTAGCTGTAAGTAAAGCTAATTCATTTCCGTTAGTATCTAAAATAGATGTACCAATTTTTGGTGAAGTTAAAGTTTTGTTTGTTAAAGTTTGTGTTCCTGTAAGAGTAACGTCTCCAAAATCTAATGTATCAATATCTGGGTTAGTTCCATCGTTTGCTGTAGCAAATACTAATTGATCACCCTTATCTGTAGCACTAAAAGTAAAACTATCTCCTGATCCAGAAGCATATTTAAATTGTACAGTGTGTGATCCAGATGTTGAATTTCTTAAAAAATAAAAAGTTTGTACGTCTAGTGGAATTGTTACGATTTGATTTCCTGTAATTGTACCAGTAAACTCAATCATTCTGTGAGATAAAACTGCTCCAGTTGATCCGTCAGAAACTGATAAAGCTGTAGTTTGTGCACCACCAGCTATTGATTGTGCTGTATAGCCACCTGAAATTTGTTCGATAATTTGTAAATTCGTATTAGTTTTTGTTCCCCATGTACCGGCGTTTTCACCAGTTGCCTGAAGTTCTATCCCTAGGGGTGTATAAGTTGATGCCATATTTTTTCTCCTAAACTTATGCTGCTACGTCTGTATACGATGTATTTGAACCTGTGTCAATAGCTTGATATGCTTGAATACCAAAACCTGAAGAAGTTCCAAATTCAGCAACAGAAGCAGTAGCTGATTGTCCTGTTAATCCCATGACATCTGAAGGTGATAAAGAACCAACAGAAGAAGTCATGGATACTCCTGTTAATCCCATTACATCTGCTGGTGCTAATGCTCCGACAGAAACAGTTGCAGAAACTCCTGTTGGTACAATAATAGGGTTTGATGAAATATTTGGAGCACCAACACTTGTTGTTGCAGAAACTCCTGTTAATCCCATTACATCTGCTGGTGTTAACGCTCCGACAGAAACAGTTGCAGAAACTCCTGTAACTCCCATTACATCTGCTGGAGATAATGTTCCTACTGCAGAAGTTGCAGAAACTCCTGTTGGTTCTACAACTACATTACCAATCATTGTAATTGATCCAACACTTGATGTTGCAGAAACTCCTGTTAGTCCGATTACATCAGCAGGTGATAAAGATCCAACACTTACTGTTGCTTGTTGACCATCAAGTAATACAATTCCTTGAATACCCCAAGAATTATCATTCCAAGCTTGTCTACCCCATCCAGAATTTATTTCTGCTGATATAGTTACAGAACCAACTGCAGAAGTTGCAGAGACTCCACTCATATCTACAACTACAGTTAAAGCACTCTCTCCCCAGTTTTCAAAACCCCAAGTATCAGATCCCCATCCTTGTTCAGGAAAAGCATCTACACTTCCTACGCTTGTTGTTGCAGATACACCTGTTAATGAAACAGTTGCTACGTTAGATTGCCATGAGTTTTCATTCCATGCTACGGCTGGATCATTACCGCCCCAGATTGATGTTTCTGACATAAGGAGTCCCTCCTTATGCTATCCTGATAATAGCGTTAGTTGCGTCTGCTGTTGGGAATTGAATTGTGAAAGTTCCACTTGTTACAGTTTTATCAGAACCAAATGCGATTACTGCACATGCTGGATCACCTGAAGCAGAGTCATTGTAAATTAAAGCACCATTAGCTGTGAATGTAGCATCTGTATAACTAACATCTGCAAAATCACAAACTGCTGTTGTGCTTGATGCTGCAGGAGTAACACTTGTAAGAGTTGCTCCAGCTGCTGTGTAAGCAGTTCCAGATGTATTTGAAATTTCGTTTGTTGCGCTGTAAGCTGTTGTAGAAGCTCCTAAAGTTGCAGAACTTGTATATAAAGCTATTTTAAAAGTGTTTCCAGTTGTAGCTGTAAAATTGTGAACTCCTTTTAAAAGTTCAACTTTAAAACTTGTACATACTGCCGATGTTATTGCCATAATTTTTCTCCTATGGGTTTGCCGAGGTTACTGGTATTCTAACTGCGCCGTCTGTGTAGTCGTCTCTTCGTCTTCTACCAACTTGCTCATTAGCAAACTTTTGTACCTCTTGTTTATACTTATTTTCGTATAGTGTCAACATATCAATTGGACCTTTTAAAAATCCATATGCCTCTGATAGACAACAATATAATAGTCCATTTGGGAAGTTTAGACTAATATAATTCGTATCATTATTTTCTAATAAAGCCGGTGCAGCGTTATAGTGAACTCTAAATTTGTATGTTGTATCAGGGACAGGAGCAAACATCATTCTTCCAGATGTTGTGTCAGACTCACCACTTCCACCACCAAACATAGCATAATATTTAGGTTGGCCCCTTTTAGCTGATGCTGTTGAAGATACATATTCTTGTAAATAAGTTATGTCTTTTTTTTCTAACCAAACATTAGGTCCTGTAATTTCTGATGTAGAATCATAAACTTGAATACCTCTTATAAAGACAGCTCCTGCTGGAGCATTAATAGTTTCTTGTCCTGTCACTAAATTACCCGATTGTTGTTTTCTATCAGCATCAATTGGTACATCTCTAAAAATTCTATATTGTGCATTTAATATTATATTTTCTAAAACAGAGTCTGATAAAACATTAGAATCTGTTTCAGTATAACTTCTAATTTGTGTTTTTAATCCTGATGCACTTAATCCAGCCATTATGCTACTCCTGCTAATTCTCTACATTTAGGACAACGATGTTTATATTTATTGTGTTCATCACAAA